TCACCTGCTTGTTGGTTTAAATTTGTTTTTATAATACCACTCAACTACGCAAACCCCGTCGCTCCAGGTCAATTCACCATCAGCAGCTACCCGGGCAATCATTACAGATAAATTATGCAAATAGGCAGATTTGACATTGCTATTTAAACCTTGCAGTGTTTTTACAGCGCATTTTATAATTTCTTCCGGATCTGTAAGTTCACCACATTTATCAGCAAGTTTTAAATTTGTTAAGATAACGGGTAATGCTGATCGTAGCGATTGCTTAATCTTATCATCAATATCGCCCGGAATAAGCATAGTTAAAATATCAGACACGGGCGAATCAACAAATCTTTTTACGTTTTCTGTTACCGTAACTGCAATATGTACAGCCGACCTTATCTCTGACGGGAATTTGTTAAACAGGGATTGGATGGTGCCCCATATTTTCGAAAAGAACGATTTTATACTCATGTTATTGATGTTTTGCAGGTTTTATATATTCCATTTCGCGCTGTAAAACCGCAACCTGGCCTTCAAGTACTTTTAGCCGTATCTCGTTTACCCGCGTTTGTGATTGCTGATCGAGCTTTACTTCGTTTATATCGCCCTTAAGGCCGAAATAAGTCGTCATAACTGACGCTACAATACTTGCAGTGCTAACAATTGTGACAATGATATTCTTGATGGTGATGCCTTTTAGCTGGCTATGTTCTATAGATGTCATAATGATAAGAATAATGCGCGCTCCTGTTCGCGCCGTTGGATAAGTGTTTTAGAAACTACTTTTTTACCCGTGTGCGGGTCGGTTATTTTATTCCAGAGCAGGAATTGGTCAGCCGCGCCTTGGTAATCGCCGGCGTTTAGTTTTTTGAACAGGGTGGATGATCTGACAGCGCCTGTACCTACGTTATAGATGAACGAAACTAACGCGTCGAATTGATTTTGGGATAAATGAACCGTAGTGCCTTCATCGACAGCGCCGATATAATCTGTTGAAGTACTTTTTAATAAACTTTCTGCCTGGGCTGTGTCGGCCAATTTATCGCCTTTTTTAACAGCCTTGCCATCAACGTACCTTGTTGAGCCATATCCAATTGTCCACACCCCGGCAATATCCTGGTACGAATTCAACCGCAGCCCTTCAAAGTTTTTAATAATGGCAATGCCCCGTTTACTTAATGTTCTCATCTTGTTTAGTATTTAAAGGTTGATATTGTTTAACTGCAAATTGAGCAACGATGGTAATGGTAGTACCTGCCGAGATCATTATTGTGGTGAGTCTTGCTGGTATGCCTGCCACCTGTGTTAACGAAGTACCCAAACCAACCAACCCCAAACCAAATGCCTGGGCGCGTTTAAAAAATTTGGGTGTAGCGCTACTAATGCGCTCCCAAAGCGTGTATGTTTTTTCCATGATATTTATTGTTTTATGAGTGAAGGGAAATGCTTTGTAGGTTTCTTAGTGCGATTTAAATCGTTTTAAACTATGAGTTGGTAGGTTTATATTTGTTGGAAGGCTTATAACTATTGGATTTAGTAGTTGGATTCTAATTGGCGTTTCCCTTAATACGCCAATTTATTATATTATTAATTGAATTTTAAAAGTTCAAATATTCGCCTGCCTAATTCAATTTGTGAGTTAGCAAGAAGGTGATAACCCTCTCCAAGGGTATCGAAAGTCAAACCGTCACTATCAACCAAATTATAATTAGTTATCACTGCACTGTTCTGTATTTTGGCTTGCCTGATGCGGTCATAGTAATCTGGTATTCCGCCACGCCGACTAATGAGTACAGAATATATTTTAAGGTTAGGTAAACTCATGTCAGTTTTAAACTGGTTTAAAAGAGCATATTCATTGGCTCTATATTGCACAGTAGACTGATTTTGAAACGCATCTTCTTCGCCCTGGTACCAAATAAAACCGCTTATAGTAGGTTTAAGACCTAAAATCGTTAATTTACTCATTGCAGTATTCACACAATCCTTTAATCCTTGAAAAAGGCTATTGGTTGTACCTGTGGCAATATTCCAGTTTGGGTTAGCGTTTTGTGATAGAGCAGTACCGCCCCATGCATATTTAATGATATAAATATTTTCATTCGTAAACTGCTGGTATAATCTTCCCATGCTAAGATCAGGCCCTACATTCAGAGAATTACTATCATTTACAATTGAAAAATTAGAATGACTTACTAATTGCTGATATTGAAAAATCCTATTAACCCCTGCTAACGCGCCAACATAGTTGGATGGCAAGGTCTCTAAAGCATATTGTTCACCACCTGCGTTACTCTGCCCTGCTACAATGATAACTTTGGTATCAAGAATGCTTGAATTGTTATCTCCATTTGCAAGATGTGATTGCGAAGTACTTCCAAAAAAATTGATCATAATTAGTTATTTGGTACCCAATTCACAGTTACCGATGCTGCCACCGTTATGTCGTGATAGTAGGCGGTGTTTGATTTTGCCTTAATCAATATTTTTTTATTGGTCTGATCTAATTCTATAAACGCACTCCAATCTGTTGCACCTGCTGATTTTTGCGATGCTGAAATTGTTGCACCAGTTCCATTTGTAAATGAAAGTGTGCCTGCACCATAATGATCTGCCACAACACCCGCAGTCATTATAAAAAAAGCATTGTCATAATAAGTGTAAGATCCGCTACTTGATGAGAGCCCAGTTGTAATTTCAAACACATAATACCCTCCTCCATATCCATTGTCTGTTAAAAAACTAAAAATTGTAATTGCATCTGTACTACCAGTTACTATAGTACCTTTCAATTGGTGTTTTTCAGAATAGAACCCATGTTGTATACCTATTGCAGGCTTTGATAATGATGAAGTCGCATCTATTCTTAGCATTTCGTTATAATCATTTGACACTGAGCCTATTCTGAGCTTGTTTAAGGAGCGATTACCATAAAAATCAGCTTTGAACATGATATCTGAACCAGTGCCACCTATAAGCTGAAAACCACCACCAACATCACTTGTGTCTATAGTTGGAGTATTAGTTACCGCATCCCTATAAAGCGTCATACCCAAACGTAACTTAAAATACTCTTTGCCATTGTTGTCTATAGCGTACCTAATTACATCTGTTTCAGATGCAGTAGTGGGGTCAACGTTAACAACTCTAAAGTGGTCGTAAAAAGGAAAAACCGTTCTACCATCCAACCTGTTTTTAATTAAAAAACCTGTTAATCCAGTAAGGTCAGCGAGCGCTTTTAAATCTGTATCAAATCGCCAACCTGTAGAACTGCCTGAATTAGAAGTGTCGTTAGTCCTAACCTTCGTCTTAAACCAGTTTGCTATATAATCAAAGGCACCGCCTATACCACTCCTATCTAAAAAGGTTGTTACATTCAATCCCGTATCGTCACCAAATTTGAAACCATCGGATCCTTTTAAATCACCTAACGCATCCCGGAATACAACCTGGCCGTTACTAACCGAATTTGCAGAAACCGAGTTTGCTATTTTTACCACACCATTGGCATCTATTTTTATATCCCCGGATGGTGTTACGGCTTTCGCTTTGTTTGTGGCATCGCCGATTGGAATTTTCCCGCTGGCTAAGTCGCCACCAATTAGCGCGCCACCGCCACCTCCCGAAGTGCCACCCTCAAAACTTATGGTTACCCTAACCTCAGTCGCAGAAACATAATTGAAATAGAGGTAATTGGTTTTGGTGTTGTCTACCGAGCCGCTAAGCACTTTAAAGGCACTACTAAAGGTTATGGTGTGCGTGCTGTTGCCAACTATCTTGGCCGAAATTGTTTTGCCTAACACATTGCCGGATGCCGCCAGCGTAAATGCGATATTAGCGGTTTGTGAAACCGCCATATACGCATCGTTATTGAAGATCAATTCAGGATTGAAATCTATTTCAATAGCTTCTGTACCACCGCTACCACCACCCGCAGGGCCGGCGGGGCCTGTCGCGCCATTAGCACCCGTCGCACCTATCGGCCCGGCGGGGCCGGTTACGCCTGTTGGGCCGGCCGGGCCTTGCGGGCCTGTTTCGCCCGTTTCGCCCGGTTGGCCTATTATGGCCACGCCACTTCCCCAGTTGCCTGCTGTTTTAGGCCCGAATAGCTGGTAGGCATTGGTATTGATATAAAAATCGCCATCAGCCCCGGTGGCGGAGTTTGATGGATTGGACGTTCCGTTTAGGATAGTTCTACCATCAATTCCCGGAATCCCAATGCCGCCCGTTTCGCCTCGCGCGCCTTGCGGGCCGGTTTGCATGGAAAACACCTGCGACCAGCTACCTGTGGCTTTATAGTAAAATATCCCCGTGCCGGTATCAATGTAGGTGTCGTTATTGCTACCGATGGCTGTGCCGGGCGCGCCAGATCCGTATAAAACGGTTCCGTCTTTAGCACCGTTGGCCGATGGTAATGTGTATTTTACCAACCAGGTGCCCGATACTTTTTGTGCAAATGAATTAGCAGCGGTGTTTATAAAAAGGTCGCCGTTTTTACCGGTGTTGTTTTGGGGGAGGGTGTTGCCAAAAGATACTGCTGCGCCACTGCTAATGCCCGAACTAACAAAATCTAACAGCGTGTTAAAGTTAAATTGGTAGTCGGTGCCGTTGTGTACCACAACAGATGTATCAGCTGCGGTAACAGCATTGAGTATGGGTAATTCGTTTATTTTTTTATCTGCTGCCATTAGTTTAAAAATTCGGTGATTAAGTGATCGGTGCTGAAACTATCAGCAGGGAAATTGAAATCTGTTTTATCTACAGCGCGGATGCGCGGACCGGCTTGCCTGCTGCTTTTGTTGCGATGATTATAATGCCATACCGGGAAGTCATCCCTGTGATCCATTAAAAATCTTTCGGTTTCGTTAGCGTAGGCGTTAGCCGTGCTGCGTTGCTGCTGTACCAGTTTTACCACATCCTTTTGTGCCAAAGCATCGGCATTGTCGTAGCGTTTGGTTACCGGGCCGCTGGCGGTATAGTGCACCGAGTCAACCTCTATGAAACGCGCGAAAGCGAAGTAGGCCAGTACCGGTTGCAGCCCCTGGTGTAGTACAATGTGGCCGTCGTCATCCAGGTATTCACAACCGTTTAGCAGGTCTTTGTAGTGCTGTGGGGCGTCTTCCTTAAGGTTGCCGTCAGCATCCAGTTGCTTTATTAGGTCATAATATAAGATGTAACCTAAAAATGGTTTCAGGTCCAGTTCCTGGGCTTTTTGGATAAATACCTTTATCCGTTCGGGTTTTATGTTCGTGGCAATATCCTGGTATCGCTGCAAAGTGTCGGGGGTTATTAAATTTAACATGCAATGGTTCTCCTGTCCCCGCCAGCCGGCGGAGAATTTTTTAAATTCTTCATAATCTTGTCTCGTTTATTTCGCCGGCTGGCGTGTTAAGCGCACATGGCTTCGGCCTCTTCCTGTTTTAACCCGTAGGCATAAACAAGGGCAGCTATTTTACTTTCGGCAGGTAGGGAAGACTGCAGGAGCTGGTTGATATTTGCCCCGGCTTTAATGCCGATAACGTCGTCAGCAACCGATGCCGGGATAGGTATAATGGTCCAGTTTGCGGATGTATTTACATCGGTATAAAAGTTACTGAACAAATCCTCCAGTGTCTCGCTTAGTTCCAACCTGTCGGCCGCGGTATTGTCATTAAATTCGCGGATGGCTTCCTTCTTTTCGCCGCCATTGCTCAAGCCGGATGATTTTTCGGCATTGATGAGTTCCTTTGGGACCGAAAAGCCTTTGATGATGCGCGCCTCTACCGATCGCTCAGTGGTTTCAAAAAGCTTATCGTTGTTTTGGATGGCGTAGGGTTGAAAGTCGGGCTTTGAGCTTTCATCCTCATATTCTATCACGATTATCTTTTGCGCACTCTTGGCTCCCTGGAAACTTCCCAGGTCTCTTTCCAGTTGAGATGGCGTATTTGAACCCTTGCCCGTATCTGCACTGTTATCGGCTTCTTCGCGCCGCGATTGCATAAACAGCATGGTTGATGGCAGGAAACCGGTAGTTACCTCGCGGTTGTTAAAGATCTTGATACCCGCCTCGGTCTCAAAATCCTCCCAAACAGAATCTGCTTCTATCAGCGGGTAATCATCCACCTCGGGATTAAAATAGAATAACTGACCTTTGTATTTATCCCAGCCGCCTGCTGCTATAACCTGCTGTTTGATGGTCTTTTCGTCGGGGTTGTAGCTATCCAGGAAGCTGATCTTGCTGCGCGTAATGTTCTTCCAGGTTTTACGCCCCCAATCATTATAGATAGCAAACTTACCGGCGGTTTCGTTATTGTCGGTATCGCCCATGCGGATGTCCTCGAACTTTACGTAATTGACCGACGCTATCTTGAAATTGGCGTTATAATTTACATGGATCCCAAACCCCCTGAATAGTGCTTTATCTGATGCAATGGCTTTTAATAGTTTGGCTATAGTAAGGCCTTTATCATTGATGATCCGTTTGCCCAGCGAGGCATCCTCAAAACCATTGCCTGCAATAAATTTGGTCCGCTTGTTCCAGCAATCTTTGGCGGTGGGCGATTGGCCAACCAACTCCAGCATACGCTGCGGATAGGCGTTATCCATATCGTAGTTTAATATGCCGAAGGTTTGGTTTGGCCTTACCATTATGCGCCGTTCTATTTGTGGTAAATAGGTTTTCATAGTAATTAGTGAATTATTGATTTAGTGATAGGACCACCAATTACACGCCTGGCCCGGCGCTTGCGCGGCTTTTCTACTTCCGGACTTACCGACTTACTGTCTTCGGGGGGCGCAATAAATAACCCCGCTATGTGCGGATATCGCTGCAAGTACCATTCAGCCTCCTCGTCGGTAAGGTTATCGCTGCTGTGTACCGCTGCCGAACCGGGGGCAAACTGGTGCCTGCCTGGTTTTAAAATGTATTTTTTCATGGTAATTGGTTCGTGGTTAATAGATCATTCGCTTTATGAATGGTTCATAATCCATTACTACAGATTATGAACCATTTGCTATTAAATTAACCTACCAGTTCTTCCAGCGCGGCAATGGTGCTGGCATAAGTAGCTGAGCCGGTTATCGGCGGGATAGATACCGCGCGTGGAGGATACGGCTCTTTCAACTTATCGGGGTTGGTTAATTTGATCTTGTAACCACCGTCTAAAGTTTCGTCGGCTGCGTTGCGCTCAGCCTCGGTTACTATCAGACCGTTTACCGCGCCAAATAGCTCCACGGCCGAGTCGCCATCCTTGTGGTTGTTGATCGCAATGGCGCGCACACGGCCATAGCCCATAGCCATTATCTGCGTTTTAACATCGGTAGATAAACCAGCGATGTTAAAATCTATCTCCTCTGTATAGCGTGGGCCCACTTGTGTTTTGGCCAGCTTGCTCATGGTGTTGAAGCTGTTATTGGTGCCCTCGAATTTGTAAACCTTGGCTGTACCTACCGCGGTAATATCTTTAATGATCAATGGGTTTAATGTGTCGTACGTCAGCACGAAATCATCCTGGTTAAAAATGTACACTACATCTTCGATACCCGAAGTAATTGGCTCGGCCGAGCCCAGGCTAAAGCCCGCGTTTATTTTATTGTAAATTGACATATTAAGTAATTAGTGATTTATTGAATTAGTGATTTTTAAATAGTATCAAGTAGTTAGTATCAGGTATCTTTAATGTCTCGATACTAAATACCTGATACCGGCTACTACGCGCCCAGGTAAAACAGTTCGTTAGCGAATTTGAAATTTACGGCCGCCTTCATGCGGGCTTTCATACGCACCACGTTATCGTTGGTGTAGGGCTTCATGTAAACGGTTGATAGTTCTGAGGCATCGCCCAAAAGATCCACACCAAGGAACAGGTTTGACGAGCGTGCACCTAATATGGTGTTGGCCTGCCAGTGGTTCATCAGTTGCAACGGTACACCCAGGTAGTCCATTTTCTTAGGATCGGTAAAGGCATTAAGCACGTTCACCGCTTTGTCTGCCTGTGCCTGTGCGTAGGCATAGCCAACATGTAACGGGATCTGCAAGTTAAAATCTTCCTGGCTGCGGTCTGCCGGGTCAAGCTGGGCGTAGATGCCGGTTAGTACACCTAACACATTGCTTGCGTTAATGTAGCTGGCGGTTGCTGCCGATGCGCTGCCGCTAAAGGTTGCCGCTTTGCGGGTGTTTATCTCGTTGTAGTTACGCACCAGTTTAAAGGTAGTTGCGCTTAATACCTGGATAAAGTAGGATTGCCCCGCAACATCAATACCTGCGCCGCCGTTGGTGGTATCTTTTATAACGCCGGTTACAGCTGTTATGGTAACCACATCGCCATCCCGCAGGGTTGCGGTGCTGCCTACGGTTACTACGCCCAGGCCGCTCATAGCCGTTACCGCCAAATAGGTGTCTGATTTACCCAGGCCAACTTTGTACACGCCGCTTGCTGCCGCTATAGATGGCAATAAGCCCGTAAATGGTGCGGTGAACGCAGCTTCTTTAGTAGAGCCTTTGCCCAGCCAGTACAAGCGCTCGTTAGCTATTTGTATTTTGGTTAGGTAGCGTTGCACCATAAAGTCGCTTAGGTCAACCACGCCTTCGTAATCAAGGAAGGCGCCGGGTTTTAGCTGCTGGCTCTCCCATGATTGTACCAGTTTGTCCCATTGTTCCGCTGCCATTGCGGAACTCGAACATCCTGTCGGTTTTGTTATAGCCTTTTACAAGGCGTTTCAGGATGTCCGACTCATCGTAAATTTCCTGTGCATCGCGCAGGGCGCCCGATTTTAAATTGGGGATATCCTGCCCAACCACGGTGATGATCTGTTTTTCGGCTTGTATCGCCAGGCAAAAAAGTACCTGTTCTATAGCGTAGGTTTTGCCCGAACTGGTGCCGCCCTGGTTTATCACCACGTGGGCGGTAGCCTCGTAATTATGTTGGAATAGGGTAGACGTTTTCATTTATAGGTAATGTTAATGAATGGGCCTTTGGGAAGCCTGCGGATGGTGGGGTGGAAAGGTATTGATCGCGTTTGTTTAAAAAAGAAAAACGCTAATTAAGCAAAACTTCTTTTTCCGCCGATGCCAGTTTAAAGCCGGAATTGATAACCTCTATCTTCATTGTTTTGGGAATCTCTGCTAATAATGTACCATCCGGTTTTTCGGCCCAGCCCAGGCTTTTCAACATGAAGATAGCACCCGTTGCCGATTGGTAATGCAGTTTCTTTTCATACTCGGCCTCGATCCTTAAACGCGCCCTTTTTACATGGTTGGCAAATTCGCCGGTATGTTCGTAGGCCTCAAATTCGTTGCGACTGTTAAACCCAAGAAAAAGCGCCAGGCCCGATAGGGTGGGCGGTTCTGGCTCAACATCCCAAATCTTTTGATAGGCAAGTTTGGTTTTGTCTTTGGAGGCCGCTTCGGGCAATAACTCCATGTGGAACTTGCCTTTTATAGATTCGAAATACCGGTTGATGCGCATGGTGTAACCACGGGCCGAATTGACACGTTTCATGATGTAAACTTGTTATGTAAATAATGCCGATTGGCATTTGGTATATACAAAGATAACACTATTTCTTTAATTATACAAATAAAATAAAGAAATATCTTTATATGTGTGCTTTAGATTTTATATGACGGCTGTGTGCGGGTGTGCATTAAACTGAACAAAGTCTTCAGGACAATATCGCGGTAGATTATGGCTTTGGTAAGTAGGTTTGTAAGGGGTTTTTGTAACCATTAACGAAATATTTTAAACTTTTGCTAACGTTTTATATCCAACCATATATCCTTTAAAATAAATGATGAAATTTTGATGAAATTAGCCAACCTTTGGCATGTTTAATGCGTATACTCACTAAAGTTAAAAAGTGTTAAATAATTGCACTGAAACTATAGAAAACGCATAATTGCAAATATTTTTTATTTAGCTTTAACGCATCTATTAACCTATGGACTTAAAACGGTTTACTAATTGGTACTTTTCGCTTGTGTTGCTCCTTTCGGTGCTGCTTGTGTCGTGCCAAAAAGATTCCGGCGACCAACAGGTAGAGCAGAAGCAAATAGCCGTTGCTGCCGATAGCGTTATCAACGCCGCCTCGCCGGATAATTTCCTGGCAACCGAGGGTACGCTAACCATCACCATGCAAGATAGTGTTTACACATTTGATGCCGCAAAAGATTCGGTAGCGTTTGTGAACATGAACGTTGGTGAGAACAGGTATTTCGGAATTACAGCTATTAACAAGGCACATACCATGAGCTTCGGCGTAAGTTCTAAAGGCGCCGCTGCCGATAGCCTTACCAAGCCTGTTGCAGGCGGCCAGTTGCTAATGATGGCCGATGTGATCCACACCAAACAATTTACACTTACCCAATACGCCGAGCCCGGCGATGCAGGTAAAATTAACCTTGACCAATACCGCCAAAAAGATGTGCTTGCAAAGGGTAGTTTCTTTACGTTCCTTTCTAAGGATGACGAGCCTAACTCGTCTCTTTACAGGGTAGAGGGCACCTTTGATCTGAAGCTTAAAAAGCGGTAATGCCATCCTCGTGTCGTAATGACACCTTATTGTAAAAAACAACTTACAAGCCTGCCATTTTGCCCCGCGTTAGCTGAAAATCGCCCTTTTTTACCTATCTTTACAGAAAAACAAAAGGAGATTAATGAAAGTATTTATTGGAGGCCTTCCGTTAGAAGTAAGTGAGGCCGAACTTAATGCGGTTTTTGGTGATTTTGGGCCGGTTAAGAGCCTAAGGATCGTTAAAGATCGTGAAACAAAAGAGAGCAGAGGCTTTGGATTTGTGGAGATGGTAAATGAGGATGAAGCTAAAGAAGCTATCCGCTGCATGAACGGACAAAGCTATTATGGTAAACGTATAACAGTTAACATCGCCGAGGACAAAGGTCCGGGTTTTGGTGGTGGTGCTGGTGGTAACAGAGGTGGCTTTAGCCGCAACTAACCCATAATATTTTCTTTGAAGATAAGATGAGTCCCGCAATGCCGGGACTTTTTTTATGCCCGGAATTTTTAAGTATGCTCAGCATTTTTTACTTTTGACTATTATGAAGGTTGGCGATAAAGTGATATGTATTAACGATAAAATTGATCCTGAAAAGAACGAGGAGATCCGCCGCGATTTCGAGATTTGGATCACCCGGGATAAGGAATATACCATCCGCGAAATACTTGATAATAACAACATCGTAACCGGTGTACTGCTTGATGAGGTACACAACTTCCCCAAATTTTTTAACCTCATCAACCGTTTCCAGGAACCTGCCTTCGCCATCTGGCGCTTCCGTAAACTCAACTACGCTACCAAACCTGCCGAAGAAGTAAGCGAGGTAGAGGAGTTGGTAGGGGTTGACGAAAAGCAGGAAGAGTTGGTTAAGACCAAGTAATTAAACTTCCCACTTTAATTTATTAATACTTATTGGTACCAACTGTGCCTCCCCGGGCGTCATTGCTGAGCGTTAGCGTGGCAATTCGATCGAATAATCGTGGATTAGTTCTCCGTTAGGTAGGGGCTGTGGGTTACCATTTGGCCTGTGGATGTTCATTTTCTTTGCCTTAGCCGCAAAGAAAACGAACCAAAAGAAAAGGCCAAGTCAAAGCGACGCTTCCGCCCGCCCTGCCGGTTCTTAACGCTTTCTCGCCGCATGCGCGGACTTCGACGCTAAACCGACATTCCCGCCATACTCCCGGCCCGCCCGCTTTGACGTTTGGGCCGCCGCTTTTAATAAAGAGCACTAAGAAAACCCCTTAATTCTAAAAATTCCGGTTCATACAAACGAATGGACCGGTAGTTTCCTTAATGCGGCATTAGCGTGTTGTCGGATAGCACAGGCATTGCTTTACCACACCCTTTAACAGCGACACGGTACAGCCGCGTGTTTTTTCTTTGGTTCGTTTCTTTTTTGCGACAAAAAAGAAATGAACATCCACAGGCCATACAACTTAAAACTACCATTCCTAATAACACACTAATTGCCATTGCCCTTCCATATCATTTTTATGCTATAAATGCCATTTGGCATAATATTTACCAGCCTTTATCGATTGCCGCCTCTGTTTCTACCAACTGCGTTAATATAGCTTTTAGCATCGCTTCGCGGGCCCATTGTTGTTCTACCAGGGTAGCGTCCTGCTGGTACCAGGTAATGGCCTCGTTGATCTGTACGCGGGTTTTGTAAACAAACTGTTTGTTGGGGTGCACGCGCTGGCCCTCGTAACTGTTCAGGTTTTCGGTAGTGATCACCTTGGCAAAGTTTTTCAGGCTGATATCCAGCTGCAGGCATTCATCCAGCGAGTTCTTGAAGTCCTGTTTGTCCTCCAACCATAGGGTCAGGTGATCGTCGGTAAGGTCGTGGTCGGCAATGCAGATACGGCTGTAGTTGTAATCTACCGTGATGATGAGCCACCACAGCTGGGTTTTGATTTTTTGTGCGATTTTTATCATGATTATTTAGTTAGTTTCCCAATAGCGGGATATTGATTAGTGATTAGTCGATGGTTAATAGATAATGGTTGATGGTTCATGGAGAAGTTAAAACCTTTGTCCTTCCCCGGCTTTTCGCCTTTAACCTTTCCCCTCCAAAAAAGGAGGTACCCATCCGGGGATATACTGCTGTATGGCGGCTATCTCCGCGCGGTATTTGTTGCAGGCGGTTTGGTAGCCCTGGTAGCGTTGGGTCAGTTCATCGTTGATAAGGGTGGTTGTCCCGTTCTTTTTTTTAGTGCGCAGGGCGCAGTAGGCTATATGCATGGGTTATATATAATTTAGCTTATTTATTGTTGATCTTTAAAGTCCCCTAACGGCGGAGATTTAGAGGGGTTAATAAAGTATATTCTTTAAGTTCTGTATGCATAATATTTGGATTGTTGATTTTTAGTTTTAAATTAGCAATTATCGAACGAACAAATATAAAGAAATATCTTTAATTAAATAAAGAAATATCTGTAATTATTTTTTATTGCTATGGATGACCTGTCAAAACCGAATAAAATAAAAACAGTAAGGCCTGAAACACTCGAGTTTATTATCCTGTACAACCAGTTGCGTGGCCGGGCTTTTAATAATAATAGCGAGCTGGCCGATGCCCTTGGCTTCAATTCGGCGAGTTCTATTACCGAAATCATCAAGAGCCGCCAAAACATCGACCCTGAAAAACTAAAGACCTTTAAAGAAAAATATGCGGAGCACCTTGGCGGCGCAAAAAGGAACGCGGATAAACCCGCTGCCATGCATCGCGAAGAAGGCATCCCCATGTATGATATTATAGCTACGGCATCGGGCGTGGAGGTGTATAACGATATAAACGATTCGCAATCGGTAGGCCGCATGAATTTCCCGGGGATAGAGGAGTGCGATTTCGCGCTGCCGGTTTGGGGCCACTCGATGTACCCATACCTGGAGAACGGCTGCTGGGTTGCCCTCAAAACTATCAACGATAAAAAGATATTACCAGGCGAAGTGTATTACATAGAATGGGGCGATTACCGCATGTACAAACGCCTGCTGGCCAGCGATAACCCCGAAGAAGTGATAGCGCACTCAGATAATGTAACAGAAATGGTTGCCGGCCGCCTAAAATATGCCCCGTTCCCCATCCGCATAGATGAAATTAAAAAACTATGCCTGGTAAAGGATATCCATAAAAAGCATAACCATTAG